CTGATTATTGTCTTGAACCACGGATGGACGAACTTGTGGTGGTGGAATACGTAAAATTGTACAAATCATCCAATCCGGTCGGCACCAGTAACGAGACAGCCCGATAAAATCCACGTCTTCGTCTATGATACGACGGAAAAGGCGATGGACATATTCCACTTCAAGTGGTTGGTTCTTGTCAGGATAATGTGCGATGATACGTGCAATGCCTTCGCGCGTAAATTTATCGGGCTGTGTGGCACCACACCCATTTTCGCATTCCTGACCACACCGTTTTATATTAGAAGAAAGTGCTACGACTTCTTTCCAACGTGCTTCTCCTTTACGATTCAATAATTCCTTATGAAGTTCTTTATCAATTCGCAGTTTAGAACAACGGATACAAATACACTTCAAAACATTCAATATAAATGGTAAGAATTGAATATAATATACAGGACGGGCAAGCCTGTAATGTCCGAAATGACCGGGACAATTGTGATTTGTTTGTCCACAAGTGCGACATATTTTACCATTATCTAGAACACCCATTCTTGGATCAAATAGCCCGCCGATTTTTGGTTCATTGCCTTGGTATGTGTCATGGGAAATTATTTCAACAACGGAACTTCTTTCAATTTCATCTGGAGAGAAAATACTGAATTGTACTCCAACAATAGATTCAAGATCCGCAGTTTGTTTGTTAAATCCGGCTGGCATTCTTTCTATTATTAATGATTGTCTAAGTTCTGTCAATTTTTTATTTTTCAATTTTTTTATAACTTGTAAGTGGGTTTTTTTAAATAAATGAAAGTAGTATGAGTTCTAATAACAAAAATAACAAAAGTAGTAAAAGTCGTAGTAAAAGTCGTAGTAAAAGTCCTAAAAGCCCTAACAAAACTCGTAAGAATAGTTTAATTCAAATCATACCCAATAATATTGAATATGTAAATGAAATACATTATGAAATATATACAAAATATAGAGAATTTATATATAAAATTAATATAAAAGATTGTGATTATTATTTTAAGACGAGTTCTGAATTATCTGACCCAGTTGTTTTTAAAGTAAAGTCTACATTTTATATAGTTGGTAAAGATACTGATAAAATTATAGAAATAATAAATGAGCAATATATAAATGCGCCTTATGTACAGCATAAAATACGAAAAAAATTAAATGCTATAAATATATTATATAGAGAATTAGAATGTCATAATGAAAAGTATGAAGAGGCTCAAAAGAAAATAAAGGAACTTAATCGTGATTTAAAAGGTTTACAATTACATCTTGATTATCTTTATAACTATAAAGGTGATATTACTCTTTATTCAAAGAAATCTAATAATATAAATGATTTAATATTATGTTTATATAAAGATAATAAATGTGTTTCATCTATTGAAATAATACTAGATTATAAATATATATCCATAAATACAAGAACATGTGAAGAATGCCAAGGTAAAAAATATAATAAATTGTTACGAGCAGTAGTTATAATTATAGCAAAATTATTAAACCCAAAAAATAAATATATTAGATCAGAGGCTATTAATCCTATATCTGCGTACCTATCATTACATCATTTTAATGGGATACTACCAATAGATGAAAATGAAAGATTTTTTAAATATTACGATTCAATGTCAAATTCACAATCAAATTCTAAGCCAAAAATTACATTAAAAATGTTAAAAGAATATGAAGATTCAGAAGATTTTGAATTATTATTACATGATCCATTGACAGATAAAGATATATTAAATGCTGAAAATAAATTTAAAGATACTATCGAAGAGATAAAACCCTAAAATATATTGTTTGCTTATTTGTTGGAAAAAAACATACACTCATTCGTTCTCCATCATCTTCTATTTCACTAATTATATCCGTTGATTCGTGTATAACTCTTTTATATATTTCTATAACATATTCTTTGTAGTCTAGTATATTATAATTATTTAATGGATCTTCTTTACCTACACCCATTGTTACTGTTCTTGGGAGCCATTTATCGTATCTTGTATTATGGGATGGAGGGCCATCTTCTATATAATAATATCCATTAAAATAAATAGAGCCTTCTTTTTCGTCACATTTATATTCTATTGGTTTGTCATCCATAATATAGATTGGTTCATGAAATGATTTATGAAAAAATACTTTTGTCATTTATTTATAAATCAGTTTAATGCTTTATATTAATAATAATTCTCTCCTTCCAATTACGAGCATTTAAATCAAATGTACAAGTAAATTCCACTTCGCCAAAATGTATTTCGTGTTTTTCATCCATTGACCACATTTTTTCATCTATCATTTTATATTTAAGTGAGATACATTTTTTCCAATCAGGGACGTATAATTTTATTTTAGAATTAATATCCAATACAATACCTTTGAAGGCTCGTTTTGTATGAATGGCTTTTAAGAACAATAAATCTCTTTCGTAATTTTTACTTAATTTAGCCCTCATATTCATATCATACATAGCCAAAGGGACAATATATCTTTCTTCTGAGTTTAGAATTATTTTTAAAACGCGTTGGTTCACTAGATCCGCATAGCGACGAATGGGGCTGGTTGCGTGGGTATATACAGAATTAAGTCCATGGTGAATAGAATCTTCATCTGGTAAACAATATTCCGCAGAAGAATATCCTAAGAAAGCAAGATCAGGATATTTTTCTATAGATATAGGGGCTGAATGTTTTCGTAGAATTCCCATCCCAGATTTCTTAAGCATTTTAGCGGCCTCTTTATTATAAAACAACATACATTGTTCAATCCATCCGTGTGAATCGAGTTCCTTATTTCGTTCACTTTGCTTTTCACTTTCCAAATACAAAGCAATTTCATTTAAAACAGGTTTATATTCATTATCAAAATCATCATACGTATATGATTTATCTGTACTAAAACAGGATTCAAACCATTCTATATTTTTAATTTCATTCGTCCATTCAAACTGTAAAGTTAATCCATATGATTTTTTACCAGGTAATAACGAGCATGTACTTTCATATTCTTTCGGCAACATAGAACGAACTGGAACACCATCATATATTGTTTGCCCCATTAGTGATGCGAAAATATCCACTATGCTATCATTTTCTACATAAGCAGCCACATCGCTAATTGTAATGGCCACTTTCCAACCTTCTTCTATTTTTTCAAAAGTTAATACATCATCTACATCTTTACAACCTTCTGGGTCAATATTAAACGTAAATCCGGTTAAATGTTTACGTTCTGTGTTTTTCAGTTCTGGAATGTATATTCCTTTTGGATATTTATATGGACATGCCTGCCAAATTAGTGCTTCCTTTTCGGCTTCAAAATCTCCAGATACACCTAATACACGGTCAATGTGCCCACGTGGAAAATTGTCCTCCCATTTATCGAATTTAACTAATACAATTATATTATTTGTAGTGGGATAAGAACATGATACAATAAAATGGGGATAAGACTTGTTATACGGAGTGAATAAATAAATGGGGACATGCTTTTTTGTAAAACCATATTTTATTTTGAATTCAATTGTCCCAACAATAAGTGGATGCTCATATCGTAATTCAAGTTCACATTTATTGTCCCATATGACATTATCACCTGGCAGGCATTTATTTGCCAACGCGGCTCCTTCCATTTCGTGGATTTTATTTCCAGAATCATCCAAGATGATAAATTGATTGTAATCTTTGGTTTGTAGGATTCCTTTCATTATTATTTTTTTTGTAAAAAATTAATAATCAAATTTTATTTTAGTATAATAGATGACTAGAAAGAACAATAATCGAAAGAAGAAAACTAAAAAACGTCGTAGTAGAGGAGGTGGTAGTACAAATGAAGAAGCACTAAGAAAAGAAATAGCACTAAGAAAAGAAATAGATGATTATATTGTTAATCCTAATATTGCTAAAGTTAATCAAATAAAATGTAATAAAAATAATAGAAAATTAATAGCAAAAATTATTATAGAAAAATTAAAAGATCCAATTATAGAATATGCTAAAGTAGAAGGCCCTATTGTTCTAGAATCACAAGATGTCTATACACTTATTGAACATATTATTAATGACGACAATTATGATGACGACAGTATTACTATAAATGAAATATGTGAATATCTTCCAGATATACTAAAGTATTTCTCAAATAAAGAAATCAATGAAAGAATTAAAGATATTCTTTGGCGTATGTTATCGTCATATAACATTATGATATCTGAGCCAGATATAAAACCTGTACAAAAAATATATGGTAAAGTAGATGAAAGTAAGAATATCCAAGAAATTACAAATAACTCTCTTTTAAACACAGAAATAAAACGTAATAAAGGAAATATTTTATATACTGAAATAAACGACATAAAGCCTGAATATAGGCTTCGTTTAAACGAAGAAATAAAACGTAATAAAGGAAATATTTTATATACTAAAATAGGTGATGGATCTTTTGGTATAATAGTGCATCCATCTTTTCCAAATAGTGAATATAAATCTGAAATTTCAGATATTACTAAACTTATGTTTAGTGAATCTGAAGCAAAGAAAACTGTTAGTGATATGGAAATAATTAAAAAAGACATACCATTATTAGCATATGATATTACACCATATAAAATCCAATATCATATGAGAGATTATTATAAACTAGTACCTGGACAAGAGGGAAAAATACCTGGAGATGCAATTATATATCCATTTAGAATGCCATTATTTGGATATTCGATTCATAATATAAATAAAAATAGTATAACTCGAAATAATAAAATAATAAATAGTGACATAAGAAATAAAATAAATAAACCAATAATTATTAAAATAATATTTATGGAAATATTAAAACTTTTATTAACAGTAGAACAGATAAACTTAAAAGGATATATACATGCAGATATAAAGCCTCAAAATGTAATATGTGATATTAATACCGGTGAATTAACTATAATTGATTTTGATGTATTTGATAATGTAAAATATATAGGAAGTACGTTTCCTAAAAAACTGTACTTTGCATATCCTCCAGAATTAATATGGTTTTGTGCACCAGGTATATCTTTTAAAAATAAAAAAAGTGAATTACACTATATTAATCTAAATCTAGAGGATATGATAAAAGCAAAATATCCTATTCTAGCAAAATTATATAATAATAAATCAAATAAAGAAAAAATAATAGAAAATGTCTTAATGCTATCAACGAAAATACGAAATAGAGATGTAATTCCAATATCAGAACATATAAAATATCATAGTGCCATTCTTAGCATTCGTAAAATCCATAAAGAACATAATGTATTATATCGGAATAATGACTATTTAGATGCCATAAAATCATATGTTGATATATGGGGATTAATGCTATCCATTCATTTTTTAATGTCCAGTATCACAAAGCCTGAAAATATACTTCTTAGCCAAATACATGATTATATAATGAATGTATTAATACCTAATACATTCGAAATAGATATAACAAAACGATGGGATATCGATAAAGCATGTGATAATTATAAGGAATTTTTAAGTAATCAAAATGATTCAGAAATAAATGAATATATTAAATTATTTAAACCTAATACAACACGTGAAGAAATATCAATACATGTAAAAAAACTACTTGAAAATAATAGTAACGCAGCCACTAAAGCAGCCACTAACAAATTAAGTAGACTTACACTTAATAAGATGACATCTAAACCATCGAATAAACCACCAAACAACACCCTAAATGCCATTAGAAAATCAAAAATACCGCTTCCCCCATAAATGACGGAATATAAATTTTTTTAACAATGACATCTTTAATTGGAATTCCTCTCCACGAATCATATTCAATAGCACTCATTAATTTTTTATAGGGTTGTTCTACTATCGTATTCATTCCTGCGTACATTATTATTTGACTCGTCCAATTCATTATTTTTTTGATAAATGTATTCATTTTATCATCTGGTTCAAATAAATCAATAATAATGGCATCATACTTTTCAGTAAATTGTACTTTAAAAATGTCTTCATGAATAACAGTAAGACGTGGATCATCCCATGCGCCTTGAGACCACTGCGGATATTTCCTAAAAAGTTCTACCACGTCTCTATCCCATTCAATCATATCCACTTTTTCAACAGGCCATTTCAAAACCTCTCTCGCAGTGGCTCCTTCTCCTCCACCAATAATTAATACCTTTTTAATAGAATTAGACATAACTGGTGTAACAAGTGCTTCATGATAAATCTTTTCGTCTAATAAACAACTCTGAATACAATTGTCCATATAACATGCTAATCCCCAATTGGGTCGTTCTACCATTTCTACTTTTGTGCCTCTATGCGTTATAATAGATTCCTTTATAATAGCATTATGCCATAAATAGGTAACTCCAAATTCTGGAACTACTTCGCTGTACATTTCTTAATTGAATTATATAAAAAACATTTAAACTACGTACACGTTTCTAATCCATCCCATATCAGGGGCAACAATTTGAAAATGACATTCTTCCTTTTTAACAGTAACTGGATAACCCAGAGTCCATACAGGTGCTCGTAGTTCTTGATTTGAATTTTTATCAATTGCGCATGTATTTCCTCTAAACAAACCAGAATGATATATAGACCAATGAGGCATCAACCAAAAATGACTTTCTGTTTTTAAATCAGCCTCGACTTTAAATAGTCTTGCTATAATTCCGAAGGGAACAAATCCAGTTCGGTCTATTTTAACAATTTTTGTCGAATACAAATCAAACCCAGCATTTTTATCAGATCTGTCACATTCATTTTTATATATATTTACTTTTTCATTACCCGTTGTATTACTATCTAAGACTTTAATTTCTAGATCGTACCACATATTGATAATTAAATTCTAAATTTACTTTATGTTCTTTTCATTCTTTTTGGTCATACTTTTTGGTCATTCTTTTGTCCATACATATTAGAATAATGTTCTGCTAATGCCAAAGGCATTTTAGGATGTGATAAGAATGCCATTTTCAATAATACATGACTTACTGTTTCTTCCTGTTGTCCAATACACATACACATAAACCATTTTGATTTATGTGTATATATATCTATTTCAATGTAATGCTCTGTAATACCATTTACAACTCTTGTATTTTTATATTTCCCAGAATATATCAGATATTGTGGTTTATATTTATAACTTCCCATATGTTCTTTTACCGCAACACGTTCATTACATCTAAATGTACGATCGTCCAACATGGAATAACTAGTTGTATAGTTTGAAGTTAATTTGTCTGTCATGACAATATCATCGCCTAGAGTCATTTAACTTTAAAAAAATATATATTTTT